GATGTCACCGACAAGAAACAGATAATCACATTTAATTTCATTATCATTTAAAAATGTGAGTAGTTTCTTCGCCTTACACTGCTTAGTGCCTAGATGAATGTCACTGATGAATATCGCTTTCATTTTTCTTTTGTAGCTCTAACTGAATCAGCCTGCTCTCTAGCTTAGATATCTTTTTAGATTTTCCCTTGACCGAAGCTTTCAGTAGCCGCATCCAAAGCTTTAATAGTTTCTCTTCTAAGTGCTTCCATTCCTTTGTCATGGCTATTCCCTTGTTCTAGTGCTACTCGTTGGTTGTGCATGATGTTTTCATACATGTCGAATACTTCATGGCATCGCATGTCAGCAAAGATCTCTAGTCCAATAAGGGCATTAAGCATCTGATCTTCAGTCATATTCTCAGAGGATTTGACTAGACATTTTATGTCTTCCACAGTCTGCCAAGCATTCATAATGGCATCGTGAAGATTATTCATAGATACTGGAACACCGCGATCATCTACATGCATATTATTGATTATCATTCGGAGTCTCCTCATTTTCTTTAGTTTGTTTATTTCCAAAGATACGATCCCAATTCGATGAATACTTCTTCTCATCAACAGGACGCTTCCAAGATCCTTTACCGTAATGCGGGCTGTTCTTCTTCTTAGGCATTAATGATTATCCTTCACAAGACACACATGTCTGATCAAACTCGTAATCCTTTAAAGCTTCACGATCTACCTTCTTACCGACTTTATCCGCAGTCACTCCTGCGTTAGTTCGTAAGTAGTACAGACCTTTTAGACCTTCTTGCCATGCTTTGAAGTGTACTTTGTTTACAATACCTAAATCTTCTCCTGCTGGGAAGAATAGATTTACTGACTGTCCTTGGCAGATGAAAGGCTGTCTCTTTGAGGCGTGTTCGACAACTTGCTCTTGATTGATTTCAAACGCAGTTTTAAAGATAGACTTTTCAGAATCGCTGAGGAACTCCAAATGCTGGACAGAGCCTTCATTCGCAATAATGTCTTTCCAGACAGCGTCAGTATTTTGTTCATACTTTTTCAACACCTCAACTAACATTTTGTTCTTAATTAAATGAGTACCCGCCCGAGTCCGGTGAGTGTAGGCATTAGATTTAATTGGCTCAATAGAAGCACTAGCTCCACACAAGATCGAACTGTTTGCGTTAGGGGCAATAGCAAGGAGGTG